CTTTGTTATCTCCACGCACAGTCCTAATGTAGTGTGGGTTATGCCTAGCATGGATGCCACTAGCACTGTCTACAAGCTGTGACACTGTGCCACTAGGTTTGACGCATGTAATAGCTGTTGACTGTGGAATACCAAGCTGTTTAGCCATAGCAGCATTAGTCTCTATTGCTGTATCACGCAATGATTCCAATGTCTGACCAATGTTCTTGCCAAGGTGAGTAGATGTACCACTTAGCAAGTCGTTATCCATGATACCTGTAAGAGATACTCCAAGCAATCTTTCTTCCTCTGTGTTCTTTTGCCATACCTTACGCAGATATTTGAAGTCTGTAAGTGTGGACTGGAACGTACCCAAAATTGTAGCAAGGCGAACCTTTTCACGCAGTGTCTGTTGTGTATCACTAGCACGTGCGACAACCTCTGAAAGATTACAGAACTGATATGGACGTAATATAATTTCACTGCAGGGATTACATCCAAAACTTTGTTGCGAATCTCGTCTTCCGTTTTTCGCCGCTTGTGTTTTTGCCGCTTCACGATTAAAGATACCACGTTCACCTGACTTAGATTCGTAGAGAGCAACCCATTCACGCATGAATGTACCCATCTCTGGCTTACCTTTGTAGGCTACACTGTTGTTAGCCAAGGCACGTTGTGGTTCTGTATCCCACCACTGTCCTGACTTGGCATGTGCCATCTGGTCATCACCAAGATTAGACAAGCTGATAAGAGCAGAACGACGTACACCACCTACAACTACAACCTCACCAATCTTACACATGATGTCGTGGCACTCAATGGGCCACAGTCTACGACCTGTCGCGGCCTTGAACTTAGCTATAACAAACTCAAACAGTTCCTCTAGGGGTGCTGGTCCACTGGCACGGCCACCAAATGTCTTGAGCCTTGCGCCAGCAGGACGCACCTCCGATACATCCCACTTCGGTATTTGACCAACGTATAGCAAAGAGATAAGTTCACGCAAAGACTTTGCCCAACCTGGGCGAGAGTCACCAACCTTAATTACTGTGTCAGTCTCATGCATAGACTCATTTATGATAGGTAGTTTATCTACGTTTTCACGTTCTACAGAAAAACCTACTCCCGTGCCACACATAAGAATATACATTGTCTCATCAAATGCACGTGGGCTGTCTATTGGTACATAAGAGCAGTTGTATGCACCCACGTGACAGCGATCTAGTGCAGGACCAGATGTCATTAATGCTCTCATGCTAGGCATGATGTCTTGATTAAGCACAGCTTCCTCTAGTTCCGCACGTAAGTCTACAGGCATAGCGTAACTCTTTGCAGACGAACCTTGTCTGCCCATCTTTGATAAATGATCTTCCATATAATCAAAGTATCGTTCTACTGTTTCTGTCCATGTTTCACGGCGTTGTTCATCTTCTTTCCATCGTGCATACCGTGATAGCGCGATGAAGTTTTGGTAGTCTGTTGGTAAATAATTGTTCATGTATTACTCCATAATTGCTTTCATATTTCGTATGTCTACGCCCTCAACATCGTAGAAGTATTCTTCTAAGCTATCCTGTATGTCTTGTCCTACATTCTCATCTGCAGGTACTGGATACTCTTCTGTATCAATATCTAATGTAAGATAAACTTTAACCCTCATCACTAGCCACCATGTCTTCAATCATAGTATTAAGATACCATTGTGCTTTTTGTAAATCTTCTATTGGCTTGCCTTTGTAATCAAACCTCCATAAATATTTCATAATGTTACCCTGCAAATAATATTTAAAGTTAGGACCAAGCGCAGCTTGAATAGCTGTAATGCACTCAATGCCTGATTGATTGTAATGCGGTGGGCTGTCTACCATAGAAGGAGTGCCACCAAGTTCATCTTGTTTAAATGTTGCACCAGACTCATCTGTTGCCATAGCCTGTTTCATATATGCTTCATGCCTCATGCACTGCCCTCCGTATCCGTATTAAAATTAATTGTAATTACATTACCATCTACGTCATGTATTAAAGGTCTTACTTTATTCTCATCAAACTCATACTTAAAATTATTTGTTACATAATAATCTACGAAGTCACGAAACTCTTCGTCTTGCTCCATTAGTGGTATAGTAGATAGCATACATTTAACTAGATATTCAATATCTTTATACATATAGCTAGGCACTTCGCTGTCTTCACTACTAATGACAGAAAAATTTGCTTCTCCCGTGTACTCTCCAGTGTCATTCTTCATGGGTTTCACACGAATTAAAAAATCATCTTTTGATATTTTTGATTCTGTCATTTTTGCTCCTTCTTACTTTTGCTCCTGTAAACTTTACAAATTTTGGATGTTTGTTTTTACCCTTTTCTTTGATCCAATCTTCTGGTATAATTCTATCGTAATATCTAAATCCATGTTTAATACACCATTCACTATAACTAGACTTCGCACCCTTCCTTAATTTTCTTTTGCTGTTTTCAAACACAAAACGAATATCTAATTTAGGATGCTGTCTTTTAATTGCAAGATGTTTACGCCTATCTGCTGCGGTAAACATACCTTTTGTTTCTATTATAATACCATTAAACAACACAAAGTCAGGAGTGTAGGTTCTATATGCAAGGTCTTCCCACTCTATCTTAAAAGGTTCGTATTCAAACTTTACCTTCAAGTTAATTAGGTATTCAGAAACCTTGTGTTCAAGACCACTACGAAATCCTAACTTACGTGCTGCCCTAAATCGTTTAGCGTTATGCAATGTCTATTTCCATATCTTACCAGCTTCCTCTTTCATTTTTTCTCCCCACATCCACGAGTCAAAATTTGGATATACAAGAGAAGCCAACTCGTGTTTATCATTACTAATAGATAAAAACTTTTGTATAGTCATAGCTACTTTTTTTAACTGGCTTTTGTACTCATCTAAATTTTCCACTGTAAATTTCTTGTGTGACTTAGTACCAGCAAAAAATAAATCCACAGTATTATTAGGATAAGCCATAGAGTATAAAGCCATCTGTCTACCTTGTCCCTCTGTAGGTTTTGAGGGAATCCTGGCTGTAGTTTTTAAGTCAACTATTTTATCTTTGAACCTAAAATCTATATAGCCAAGTATTGGAACTGATATTTCGTCCAGCTTTACTAGAACTTTTTCTTGGTAGCTTTCCAGATTATCATAGTTAAATTCTTCGTCTATGATTTTCCCAAACTTTTCTAGTTGATTAAGTTCTTTTTGTGCTGACTTACTATCTATTGGTATCCTTGATTCGGTACACAAAGTTAAAAACTTTGCTTTTAATGTATCATAATCAAACTTTCCCTCTTCATATTTTTTTTCTAAAACAAATTCCAAAGCGTTACCGCGAACTGCCGCTGCACCGCTTGAAGTTTTTACTTTAAAAAGATACCGCATGACCCACAAAGGTGGGTCACTTATATAGGTATTTATACTGCTAGGAGATAGCCATTGTATGTTATGAACTTTAAAAGGATCATTACTTAACATAGGCTATTGCACCTCTTCAACGTCAATGTCAACAAAAGATTCAGCAAGTTCTTTCTCTTCATCTGTTGCTTTTGCTACATGCTTGTTATCCCACTCAGATAAAATCCGGCGATTGTGGCTTTCAACAACAGCTTGAAAATCACGCAGAAGTTTTTGATCTTCTTCAGTAATCTCGTGAATGGTATCCATGTCTACATCACATACAGGAACGTAATACAAACCATTGGCTCCAGTCCTTTCCTCTGTGGTAATGGACAAGTTGTGCATAATAGGAAGCCTACGATGTTGTGCAAACTTTGCAGTTGCATCACCAAAGTTTTTGTATCCTTCTTTAACATGCACGTCCCAAACAAATGGAGTGTTTACAAGTTCTGTAGGATTACCTTCCCCATCTTTTGCATCAACAAACGTAACTGTGCCATACATAGAACGTGTTCTATTTACAGAACGAATTAAGTCTTGCATGTCTTTAGGCAGTGACTGAAAGTCCTTAATATAACCAGACGGTTTACCACAGTTAAACCCACCATAATTATCTTTTAAGTCTATGTCTTTTAAACTATCTGCCATCACTGTTTTTACGTAGTTCTTTACAGACGGATCATACTTCTGATAAAAAAACCTTTGCATAAACATACGCATCTCTATTTTATCAGCGTATATATTATTACCTTCAAGGTTTGCCATAAACATTGACCCAGCGGATACCAAATCAACATTCATAGTCTTACCATTTATTTCAGCCTTACCCTTGATAGGCAGTTTCTGTATCCTAATACGTGCCAGTGTACTCTTACTGTCACCTGTATCATACGCTACGCCTAGCATTTGTGCCATAGCTGCATAGTTATTATTGTCAATTACTGCGAGTTCAGTCATATATATTTACTCCTTTCATGGAAATAGAAGCGTAGTTCTATCACATTACATCATTAGTGTCAAGCCAATTTTTTCCTATTTTTGCCTCAAGTTCTAGTGGTACATTAAACACTATCCCCCAACGCATTGTGATTAAACCAGGAAGATCATCATTAGTTTTTTTAATTACACTTATTACTTGTTGCTCTTCACTTGGATGAACATCTACTACAATACTGTCATGCACACTGTTGACTACGCAAGATTGCATACCCCGTAGTAGCTTATCAATATGTAATAAAGCAATGGGTACGATATCCGCTGTAGCAAATGATTGCACAGGATAGTTTTTTATCTGTGTAAAGTTTGTTATTCTGCCACTTTCTAAGCGTCTAACACCATCAAACTTAAACTGACGACCAGACGGCGTGGTAATCATCTCTGTCGATAAAACCTCTTTAGCCAATCTGGTATGCCAATCCGCGATGCCTTGGTATTTTTGTGTGAAGTGTGTGTAGTATTCTGCTTCGGCAGGTGTGCGGCCGAACCCCGTTGCCCCGTAAAGGGGAGCAAAGGTGTGCGCTTTTGCAGTCTGCCTATCCGTATGCTGACCAGCTTCGGTAATAACTTTAGCGGTGTACGAGTGTACATCAAATCCAGTAGATACTTCTTCAATTGCTACTCCATCTTGTGATAAATATGCAGCCGCCCTAAACTCTAGCTGGGCAAAGTCTGCTTCCAATACTTTACCATCAGGCCAACGAGATACAAACACCCTCTTGACAGGAAACGTACCACCACGTGGCATGTTCTGCATGTTAGGGTCTGCACCTGATAGGCGACCTGTGGCTGTTCTATGTTGCAAAAGTCTGACATGCAACTTGCCATCTTGTTTAGTATGCGTATGTATTCCCTCTACAAAAGAGGAGAGATACGTATCAACAGCAGATAGTCTACGAACCTTAGACAGAAATGATACTGCGTCATCCATGCCTTTGCTTCGCGCTGCTTTTTCTAGCATCTCAAGATTACCCTTACTTGTGCTAAAACCATTAGCACTAGCCCACTTGGCGTTTGGTGGCATAAACTTTAAACCTGCTACGTTGTTAGTGGGTTTATACAAATAACCACTTGTTGCACAAGTAATACACTTGTTAGGTTTGGCAAAGGGTGTGCCATCTTTCTTTGTCTTGCGAATGAATCCACTGCCACGACACTCTTTACATTGAACTGCATAGGTTTTATACATACGTTCTGTTTGCCCACGTATCAAGTCTTTAAAGGCTGAGTCTTTCATATAAGGTTCAATAGTGTTTGACCACAATGTTTTATCTTTTACCTTACGGCTATATATAACCCACGATAGTTGCTCTGGACTGTTGAGATTTATGGGAGTGTCACCCATGATGTCACGAATGTGATCTTGTAAGCTGTCAATAAGTTGACGCTTTTCTTGTTCAAATTCTTGACGCACTTCATCTAGCGCACCTAAATCTACAGCAAACCCACGTTGATATATACGTGCTAAACATACAGCTACTTGATTAGTCAAGTCAACTGTGCCACGCAAACCAGCATCATCTACCTTATTAAGTCGTAGCATCAGTTTGTCTGATAGTTGTTGTGTAGCTTCTAGGTCAGCGATAAGATATTCAGTGAGTTCGTTATATGGGATGTCGCGAACACTCATGCCCTTCTTAAAGTATTCTTTCAGAGTGTCTTGCTTCTTTGTATCTAGATCATAGCGTTCAGCACATGCCTCAAGAGATAAAGGTTCTTTGACCCCACGTTGTAATACATATTCTGCCAGCATTGTATCAAACACTGGACCATCGTACTTAAAGCCTGACTCCCACAACCATAGCAAATCGTATGCAGCATTGTGGCATATTAGGATAGTTGCTTGATCCAGATACCATTGAACACGTTCGTGGTGGTCCTGCTGATTAGGAACATCAGCGTGGTCAAAAGGAAACGTATGACACACGCCTTGGTCAGTTAGCACACCAACCATAACCAAAGAGTTATCAGGTTCAAATGGATCAAGATGCATCTTGCCGTCACGTTTAGTAACAGTATTCTCTACGTCAAGTGTGAGTTTCATATCTATACCTCGTATCTTCCTATTGTGTAGTTGAGTTCGCAGTGTACTCTGCCATGCCAACCTGTTAATTTATTTTTTACCACACACAGATGTCGTTGCGTGTCTTCTTCATCCTGCCCATCAACTTGTGGATTCTTAGCGATGAGAACCATCAAGTCTGCTTCGGCTGCTTTACCTGTGCGTGAACCCTCCATCATACTTTGATTTAGTATTGTCTTACCCTCTGCCTCCGCACTTAATTGTGACATATAAAATACTGCACAACTATGTTGCTTGGCAATCATTCTCGCATATATTGCATTAGCTTTTAACGCTTCATCAGGACGAGAGTAGCCAGACATAGTAGCAAACTTGTCACCCATGTCAAGCACAACAACGTCAGGATTGTATGACTTGCATACACTCTCTACCCAAGACATGTCTCTACCTGTTGAATCCTTAATGCGAATCTTATCGTATACAGGGCGATACAAATCCCGTGCTTGAGAAGGATTATTTTTTACTTCCCACATCGTTAGACCTGTTGCTGCAGTTAAGTATCGTGCCGCCACACGATGATAGCTTTCTTCGTTACACAACACAATGCAGTTTGCACCTTGCTGGGCGAACCCACCTGGCCCTGCAATTAGGCTGGCATGGAATGATGTCTTACCTGTGTTGGGTCTAGCACCTACCTCAATCAAGTGTCCATCGTTTACACCCTCAACCTTGCGTGTCAATGCAGGTATGTTGAATGTCCAACGTGCCTCTAAATCATTCTTAGCTATGATAGTATCAATTGATATATCGTCCCACTCGATTTTTAGTTTGGGTGTAAAGTCATCCCCATATTTTTCTAATAGCTGTTGTAAAGGCTCTAGACTGGCTCTGTCACCATTTACATAGTCGAACCCCAACTCTGCAATCTCTGCGCCCACAACCTGCTGAAACAGGCGAGAAAGCACCTCTCCTGCTACATCATTACCTAATGGGTCAATACGATTGATGGTATTAAATAAACCACTGTATGATTCACGTTGTGCTGGTGTAATTGATGGGTTACTTGATATGAACAGGGCTTGCACTTCTTCGGGAGTAACTGTCCTATCGTATCTGTCCATTGCAATATCAACTGACTTCTTAATCTTACGTACATCTGCGCTGAACAATTTGTCTGGGCATCTAGCACCACGATTATTTTCGTAGAAGTCTTTGTTCATTAAACTTCGTACAAGTGATAGTTCCATGAGTTCCATTATGTTGCTCCTAGCTGTTTAAGTTTTTGTATATCTGTCGGGTTGCAATACTTCAAGTCTCTCTCAAGGCGCAACACCTTTACGTTTGGTATATGGCTACGCAATTCTGTAGCCATTGCTATAGTCTTTGGTAGTACGTCAGGGTCTAAGGCAACGATAGCCGCTGAGAACCGTGTGAGATAATGCTTGTGTTCTTCAAGCAAAGTAGTACCTAGCAGTGCGACCCCGACAAACTTCTCACTGCCAACTACGGCTGCACTCACACAGTCCTCAACAACCACGGCGACATCACCCTGGCCACTGGTATAGGGGAGACCACAAGACCCATACCTTCGCCATTTGGGGAGTCGCTTTGTTAACGCCCGACCAGTAGCGTCAACAATCTTGTTATCATGCACGATGGGAAACACAACTCTGTCTTCCTTTACATCGTACTGCAAACCTAGTTTATCTACATCCAAACCCCATCTCGCACACCATCTGTTCATGTACAAGTTACTGCGCCTTACAATAAACTTAGGTAACTCAAACTCTATTTCTTTTTCTGTTTGTCTGGCCTTCATATTCTTTATATCATCCGGCGTCATGCCTACACGCTTGCCACCACTGACAGCACAAGACGCCTTGTAACAATTCCAAACAATGCTTCCACCAATATTAGATACAGTAAAAGTTTTCATCCCTTTACACAAAGGACAATTAATTCTAACTGTCTCACCCACATATAATGTAAGATCATCTATTGTATCATATATATTGTTATACATTAGATATAATCCTTTTCTTGTTCGGCATCTAATGTGCTTGTACCATGCGATGTTCGTTTTGTCAAGGCATAATTTGCAGCATCATATGTATTCTTTATGTATGGCTTGACTGATTGTGGGTTAGCATGTCCTGTAACCGACATAATTTGTCCTATTCCCACACCAGCTTGCACCATTTCTGTAGTACCAGTTCGCCGCAAATCAGACAGACGTAGCGTGTCAGGTAAACCCGCATTGCGAATCAGTGTGCGTCCATGCTTCGACATCTTGTACTTAGTATAAGGTTCATACTTACCGCCGATAGCATACGGGCGTGGAGCAATGTAATCTTGGAACCCAAAGTCTTCACGCTGTTGTTCAAGCATCTCCAGCAGTTCGTCAGACACAGGCAGATATACTTCTGCCCTACGCTTTGACTGCAAGATATGCACACGCTTGTGTTCAAAGTCTACATTATCCCACTTGAGTAGGCGCATATCACCCACACGCTGACACCATTCGTATGCCATCTGTGCAATCAACCCAAGGTTGCGTGTCTCAAACTCACTGTAAGCAAAATCCAGTAGCCTGAATACATCATCCTTTGACCACAGGGTAGAACGAACTTGTGGCTTGCGCCTACGAACAGCATTGAATGGGTTGCTGCCCACTATCTCCATGCGCAAACCGTGGTTGTACAGAACTCTAGCTATTGCCATTGTCTTGTTGGCAAAGTGTATGCCTCTTTCACACCATAAGTTATACGCAAGTTTGCATATTTTGGTAGTCAGTTTTTTGACATCTACCTGGCGGAGGTATTGTCCCTCCACCCTAGTGTCCAAAACTTGACCAATTAAATACTTATAATCAGCTTTAGTTTCGTCCCTCAAGTCATTGTATTCATAGGAATAATAGTAATCGTCTACCATTTCTTTGAAGCTAGTCATAGCCCAAACGCCAGCAAGATTACCATTCCAATTACAGCAATAATAATGTCCATGTATTTTTCTCCTAATCGCAAGAATCCCAACGAGACATAACAGCAGTGTATTTGTCGGTGTCAGGATTGTATGTTGTCCTAGCTACCCGTGTGTCATATCCCAAGGGGTGATACTGCACTAAGTACCATTCGATTTGTTCATTCAAATCTTCCTTGGTGGTAGCGACTAAAGTTTCCTCTATATTTCTAGCCATTGAGATCAAACTCGTGTGAAAGTTCTTCCAAAGCACGTTTCAAATCTCTTGGCACTCGTGCGCAGAATATCTCATAGTTTTCAAAGTAGTCTTGATCGAAGTCACGCAACGCTTCAACTGCCATTTGCACTGCCTTCCATTGTTCTGGACGCATGGCTGCGATAGCTTTTGCTATGTCCTGCTTGCGTTCTTCTCTTGCAATTTCCCAGTCCTCTTTTTTCTTAGCCATTACGTTTATTCCTTTCTTTTAAAAGTTGGTCAAGGTGTGTCTCCAACACATTACGACAGGTGATTAGATGACCACAGTCTTGTGGTTCGATGATGGTGTCAAGATAATCTATCTCGTCCATCAATGCATTCAAGTGCATGAGTTGTAGTCGTCTGTCTTGTAAAGTTTTTCTAGTCATTACATAAACCTCCCTATCAATCCGATTACAAAGTGATACAACATCCAGCCTATGCTGGCCCATATACATGCGAACAGTAACATCTCAATGCCGTCATGTGTCAGGTAATAGTGCTTTGCTTTGTGCCAGTATTTACTCATCTTCTACCACCTCATATAGAGTATGAACTGCCAATCCTTCACGCCAATCAGTCTCGTCATAGTTTGTCCACTCTTCTGACCTATCACGATTTAAATCTTCTAGTATCATTGGCAATGTCATCAGGTAGACAGACCCATCCTCTACATCACGTATTCTGTATATCTTACTCATGCTCACCTCCATTGCCTCTGCCAAGCCCACCGAAATACTGCGGCTTACGCTTGGCTGTTTCAAATACACCTGCCGTGATGAAGATGCCAGCAATCAGCAGGGCATGAGCAATGGCACTGATGCCAAACACTACAATGCTACCCATCCACATGCTGAAGATAATACACCACATCCAAGCCAACACCTGCATCACCATGTGCCGTGTGTTTGTGTCAGGTATGTGGCTCAGTGGATTGTATCTACTGTCCATGATTATCTTGTATAGTGTCAGCATTATCAATCTCCTTTTTACACACATAGCAGTACATTCTTTGTACTAGCTTGCGTAGTCTGGTTGGTATATACTGCACAGTCTTGCAATATACACAGATGTGTTTGACTAAGCTAGTCATCACATGGCTCCATGCTGTAGAATACATACTCACCCCAAGCAATGTGAGGCACGTGCTGCCTAGCATACTGCTTACCTACATAGGTAAAGGTACAGCCTTGCTCACGCTTGACCTCAACATCCTGGATAAACTCTGCATTGTCATGCGAGAACATGGCAAACGCTGTAACAAATAGTAATCCAATCATGCTACTTCCTCTTCATATTCTTGATTTAATTTTGTAACTCCAAATTCTTCATCAAGTTCTGGATGAGTAGCAATGGCTAGATCAATGTCAGACTCACAATAGTCTAACAGTTGACCATCCTCTAAAAGAAACCAACCTATGTACATCCAACCCTCATCAAAGTAACGAGCATCAATCTCAAAACCTCTGTTTACTAACTCTTTAAATATCCCATCGGGTGGCGACCACGCTGAAAGGAAAGAGATGCGTAATTCATTAGCACCGTTTCTTTCACAGGATGTGTCATATATTTCCCACTTAGTACCCCAGTTTTTAACACGCCAATCGTACCACCCATCTTCTGGATCACCGTTTGACTTGCGTGGTTCTGGTACAAGAGAGTGACACAACTCCGCACCTGTGTTCATAATGTTGTAAATCTCGTCAATCTCTGACGAATCTTCATGTGACAGAATTACTCTGTTGTCGGTGTGATTTGGCATAGTATGTCTCCCTCTATCTGTTTACTACTGCATCGTCATAGTGATAAAACATTTCCCTCACTTTGTCAAGGTCAATCTTGAACCATTCGTTGCGGCGTTCACTAGCATACTGCTCCAGTGTTCGGTGCATGATAGTCTCAGCCTTGCGTCTGTTGGTTGTCTCAAAGGTGCAGACAATCTCGTAATCACGAAACGGTGATGATGTCTGATACCCATTGAGCCTATCCTCTGCAATGGTTGCACAACCAATCTTCACCCAATCAGGCCATGCCTTGTTGGTGATGGCATAGACCTCACCCTGTGGTACACTGTTAATCTGTTGATGTGACCACGCATCGTCCAAACTTTTGTATCGGCCTGGCTTATGTAGTGGGTGCGTCTTGGGAATATACATTCCATTGACAAACATCCTTGTCGTGTTCTTTTCTGCGTGTGTATCCAATCGCTGCCGATATCGTCTGTTAGGCGCAACGTACCACCACTCACCCTTATCAAACTCGATGTTGTTTGATCGTGCATAGTTTGTGTCAATTTTCTGTGTCATGTGCATCCTCCTCATTAAGTGTCAAATCATCTTCGTCTAGTAGACAGACAACATCTGTGTCAATCCAATCATTGTCAAACAAAAACTTTTCCAATCCTTGCATCATAAGTTCCTCCATAACTTAGTCCATCCTTGTAATAAAGTAGCCATCCTTGGTAGGCAAAGCGGTAATAGCATAAGGGTAGAAGTATACTGTGCCATCCTTTGTGTCCATCTTGCCCACATATTCTAAGTCTTCATCGTCTTCATGGTTACTTTTGTACACGCCATCGTTTACAATCTCACCACCAAAGCGATAAAGATCACCAAAGCCATAGCGTTTAGTCATGTACTGCACGATGTCAGATTCACCTAGCAGATTGTACTCTACCACCCAATGAGGTAGCAATCCAAGTGACTCCACAAGATGTTCTTTTGGTGCGTCATATTGTGTTGTGTTAAGTGTTAGCATTGTCTAGTCCTCCTTCATTCCATTAAAGATATGTGATATTACATCAACTGTCCACCCATTGCCAAGCATTTTGTAGCGTTGGGTATTGCTGACATGATCTGTGTACCCCTCTGGCACAGTCTGCAGTCTCTCGCACTCAAGTGGTGTTAGCTTGCGCCATGAATCAGGTGAGATAAAAGCCTTTGGTTCTAGGTTGCCACCACTCGCGGCACACAGGCTAGGTGCTTTACCATCAGGGTGATACACCCTGCGATTGTAGCCATGACCCTTGAGGTCAGCATCACCCACATGACACAAGCCGTCTTCGCTGAACACTAGCTGTCGTCTGTGCTTCTCAAAGTATGACTTGAGATTGCCACCCTTGAAATAGTTGGCGTCAATACAATGTGCCTTGTCTCTGTCAACATGACCATCCTCTAGTACATCCTTGAGCATGATGTCCTTGTCGTCAGGCAACTTGTCCACCGGAATGTTTGTCCAGTAGTAGCGTTGCCTATTCTGTGCAGACACTAGTCTACTGTTGATGAATATGGGTTCGACACCTAGTGCCTCAGTAATAACATCCATCGACTGCTGTTTCATCTTGACATTTTCCAAAAGGAAATACTTTGGCTTACACTCTTTGAGCAGCCGCACATATTCCCAAAACAATTTACTGCGTGGGTCATCAAAGTTAAGTTGCTTGCCAGCAAAGCTAAAGCCTTGGCATGGACTGCCACCAATCAGTAGGTCAATCTGTGGCAAGTCATCTGCCTTGACATCCTGCACATCACCTAGATGTACCATGTCAGGATAGTTAGCCTTTGCCACCTTGATAGCGTACTTGTCTATCTCGCTGGCAAAATATTTGTCAACCTGGAATCCTGACTTCTGTAGTGCGATTTGACCGCACGACATACCATCGAACAATGATAATACATTCATTACGCAACATCCTTTCCGAACCAACGCTTGGCTGTCATGTCATTGATTACATACTTTGTACCCGACTTCATATCCTGCACAATCCAAGGGTTCTTCCTTGCCCTAGTCTTGTACCCAACAAGTGAGAATGTCTTACCCTGCTGGTTGGCAATCTTGTTTGTGTCTATGTCAGATATGTTGGCAAAAGTTTCTAGGTCACGTTCTTCTGGTGAACCAGCACCTTGCTCACGAACCTCAACCTTAAAGGTAACTTGTGTGTCATCGAATGACGCATTACCTGCGTGTATCTCATACCCCTCAATACCATGCTCTTCAAGAATTGAATTGAGTTTGTCGCGTAATGCTTTTGCTGTTGCTCTGTTCATAATCTAGTACCCCATTTTCTGTCGTTGTTGTTTGTTCTGTCGCTGTTGTTTACGCATGGCTGCCACAGGCTTCCTGCGTTTATTCGCTATCGCCTTGACCCTTACTGGCTTGCGATATGTAAGTATTTTTTTCGACATCTTTCTTGTCTCGCTTTCTGTTGTATTTTGTCTTATCCGGTACGACACTTGCCCTACGTCGTGACAAGGCAAGTGCCTTTGCTACCGGATTTATTCTGGTAAGTTTACGCAATGTTCTGGCGTGGGCAGAATTGACCACCCTTGTATTCTTTGCCATTGATTACAGTACCACCTTGGTCAACACGTGATACAGCAAGTAGTGACTTGGTTACTCGCTTGCTTAACATAGTACCCTTGCGACCATACCGATTGGTGGTGCGTCTGGCTTGCAGATTTTCCACACCTACATGGTTGCGTGTGATACCTGATACCTTCTTTGTGAATACAGTCTTAAACATGGTTTAGTCTCCTCATATTGGTTACAGTGTGGTGTTAGTAAGTTCTATCTCATACCCTAGCTTGTCTCTAATGTCAAGCACTTCGTATCGATAGAATATCTTGCGTCCACACAAATCCGCAAGAAACCTGGATTTATCGCATTTAGGGTAGAACCTAATCTCACCCCAATTTTCTTTGCGTTCAAACTTTAACGTGTTCATTATGTCACCTCACTTGATGTTGTGTATTCTACGCCATGTCACCCATGTGATGGCTTGTAATTCAAATGCTTTTAATGCTCGACCATTAACTCTTGTACGTTTCGCGGCCTGAACATACTCTGCCTGTAGTGTCCTATATTCTTTGACACCGATATTGGTCTTATCGTCTGTCAATCCTACACGTTCAGCATATGCGATATTACGTGCGTGTCCATCAATGGTACACGTATCATCACCCACAATGTTGCGATAGAATGAAACAATCTTTTGCCCATTGAGTATGTCAATGACGCCATCGTGGTCAGGCATTGCCTCTAGTATTGACCACGCTTTTTGTTTCATCTTGTGGTATGTGGATACCTTGATGCTATCCATGCCATCCCCATTTACATGGGCATGGATTAAATTTTTTGCATTTATAATGTTGCGTTCCCACTTGTTATTAGGTGATAGGCTTGCCACCACACCAACAACAATGTGCAATGGAACGCATGTATCAAGCGCAATGCGTGTACAGTCTCGCAATGCGTCTGCGTACCACACAATACCATCACGCTTTTCTTCCGGTGTTGCCATCTTATATGTGGCAAGAATATTTTCAACACTCATTGTGTCACCCCTTGGTTTAGTTATTGATTAAAGAATAGGGGCTTTGTGCATGGCATACACTACCGCTGCCGATAGTTACACTCCACCCCTGTCCTGGCACTCTCCGACCTACCCAATACTCTCGCCTTGGTTTGACCCTGCAATCGGAATAAGCGTTAGGGTAGGTCAGGTATGTAGGCGCACTGCTAGTGCATTGTGGTCTGTACCACCCACGGAGATGTCATGTGTCCATCCGTCATCGTTTGTTGGCTACACCTTTTGAGTGTGTTCGGGCCTATTGCTGGTGATGAAAACCTAGCTTGTTTTGAATGTCCGGTCTCTTGGTCCTTTCGTTTTCTTTCAGTCTCTAAATCCTAATCTGCTTTATTCGGTTAGTCAAGTCTCTTGTATTCGTTAGGCGTATTCTGTTTTAGTCTCTTGTGTTAGCCCAATGTTGCCTTGGCGTTTATGGGTTATCTAACTGTATCGTAGCTTGTCATTAATTAGTTTTCTTTAGGGCAATCCATCTTGCCTCGCTTCGATAAATTTATAATGAACGAATGGCAGATAGTTTTTATCTTGATACCGACAGATAATGTTCTGATTAGACCAACGGGTACATTTTTTTAGGGGTAGGGGTAAATTCTATAAGCATCGCCGTTCTGTTTTTCGTGTCTGTTTTGAAAGTGAGCCATTCAATATCGTATGGTTTAGGGTCAATTCATAGGATATGCTTTGACTGTATGGTCTTAAGCTGCTGAAAACATTACATTTTTTATTGATTGGCTTA